ATGTATCAATACCCTGAACATCTGACCGAAGAAGTCGCCAATCTGCCGCAAACCTGTGGCGTCTATTTCTTTCACGGGGACAGCGACGCTCATCCTCTATACATAGGTAAGAGTGTCAATATTCGCCGCCGTGTTCAGTCTCATCTGCGTAATCCGCGTGAAGCGCGATTACTTGCCGCTACCCGTCGTATAACCTGCATCGAGACAGTGGGTGAGATTGGGGCGCTACTGCTTGAATCATCCATGGTTAAACAGCAAAGTCCTCTTTACAACAAGCGGCTGCGTAAAATTCGGCGACTTTGTGCGTTGCAAGTACAGGACTCCCAGACGCGTATCGTTTACAGTGATGCGCTGGACTTTTCCCGAACGCCGAACTTATACGGTCTGTTTCTGCGACGCTCGGCGGCCGTCGACTTTCTGCTCGATATTGCCGATCAGGAACGACTCTGTCTGACTCACCTGGATATTGAAAAAGGGCGCCCCGGGCAACCCTGCTTTCGCCACCAATTAGGCAAGTGCGCAGGAGTATGCTGCGGGAAGGAAACCTCGCAAGCCCACCAGACCAGACTGCTCAGTGCCCTGGAGCAGGCCCAGGTACGACACTGGCCATTCCCTGGAAGGATCGCTATCGAGGAACGGCAAGGCCAACTCACAGCCTTCCATATAATCAGTAACTGGTTCTACCTCGGTACTGCGCCATCGCTGCATGAAGCTGAAAAACTCAGTTTCCCAGCCGATGAATTCGACCGAGACTGTTATCGTATTCTTTGTCGACGACTATTCCATGAAAGCCGCGAGCACATTCACTTGATTGACAAGGTTTAACACCTACACAAACAAACCTCCCTTGCGGAACCCCCAAACAAGCAGGCTCACCTCATAAGAAGTTACATTATCAATTTTGTAGGAAATCGGCAGTGAGAAGGCCATAGAAATGGGGGATCGATATGCTCACCTTGCGCCAGATCACTTAACTGAATATTCACGCTGGATTAATGCAATTTTTGAGAAGTGTGTCCCAATTAGGGCACGCAAAGAAAAATCAGAAAGGAAGAAGACACGCTAACTGCATGATTTGTTGGTGGGTCGTACAGGGTTCGAACCTGTGACCAATTGATTAAGAGTTGTATGATTTAGTATTCATATCACCAACTTACCGCATCAGACCGCGCTCACACGTCCCAAGATGCAAAAAGTTAGAAAACAATATCAACAGATGTGAAAACATCCCTGTCCCAAGTTTGTCCCATCCCAATCCCCACTTATCCGTCACTTTCCCAATGAGGCACAATAGCAACCCCTTATCGTCCCTTACCGGTATACGGCGATTGTGTTACCACTTTCTGATGTGTCAGTGATATAGACAATGTCATTTTCTGAAAGCTCTACAACGTCAATCGTATCATCATACTTTTTCAGTCTGACCGTGCCATCAGCATCTCTCCACCACTCTTTAATTTCACAACCATTCTCCTTCCCGTTCGCAAGCTTTATTTTAGCTACTAGCATTCACCACCTCTTATACCGTAAACCCATTAAAGTAATTTCTATCCTCAGTCCAATCTGTATTTAGTACATGATTAGTGCCCGAGTTATTTGCTTCGGTTATTCTATTCCATCCTTTCACGATGTACGCTGGCACTCCTGGAGCTGATTTTATTGTCGGTTTAGTATTTTGCGCATAATCACCTTTTTTAAAGTAATTACCTGCTGTAGGAATAACCTCACAAGGATAAGTTTTAGGAATGTTACTGACAAAAGATATGCCATTATGTCCAGGACTCCCACCGAGGCGTGCATTGCGTGATGGTGGTACGGATCCAAATCGCCAATCATACGAGGCCAATGTAGTTCCTGAAATGTCCACACCATCCCCCAGAGTGAGCTGCTTAGTAGAAACACTACTGAAAATACCGCGCGTCTGAGCACCGGATGATCCGTCTATCGACGTGCTATCAATGTAAATCGGACGATCTGCTGTTTGGATTATTGCATTACCCTGAGAACCCGCAGTAACCCCGTAATGATGAATCTTGCTGTTTGTGATAACAGTATTCGTTCCGGTAGCCAAAGCATTAGAACTCAGGTACCCCATATCAACACCATCGATAATGGCAATAGCAGTGGTACTACCGTTATCGAAAATCACATTTGATGACGGTTCTTTTAGAGGCATGCCAGAATTAATGCCGCCAACAAGTTTCGTATCAACAACAGAAATACGATTCTCCCAGTTCTGGAACCAAATGGGATGAGTACACATATCCTGATCACAACCAACAAAACGGCAGTTATCTGCCGAACCAGTGTAACGCTCAGAGCGCGTATATAACCCACGGAAGTAACCGTATGAAAACAGGCGAAAGAAGGTAGCGAAATCGCAGCGGCCAATATGATAGGCAGTAGCATTGTTCTGCATCCATGCCTTCAAGGAGTCATCATAGGTATAATTCTCCCCCGGCAACAGGTAATCGCGCATGAAATTGTAATTCCAATGAACATCTGAAACACGCGGTACGTCCATCACCCTATCAAGCGACAACCCTCGATACAACGGCGCTCCAATGATATTACTCATTGTAATTTTTGAACTTGAGCTTATCTCATTGCCTAGTTTAAAGGCGTAATAAGCGTTACCAATGTCAAGATTATGAAACTCAGAGAAATATCCACCTCCATCAAAAAGGGCACCATAGGGAATTGGCTCCTCTCCAGTTCCAAGAATCAATTTTTGGTTAGGATATCTAAAACGCAGGTTGGCAATATAGTTGAATGGACTAATAGCAATTTGCGGATTGCTAGTATCTGTATGATCAATCAAGATGCTTGGACGTGAACCGCTTTGACCAAAAAGTCTCGCGCCGCTAATTGTGGGAATATTAGCGGACTCAACACGGAGTACATAGTCATGCGGAATTTCCACTGCATAACCAGATGTTGCAGCATCAATCAGTGCCTGAGTAGCATTCACACTGCCATTCTTAATATTAAGAAATTTTCTAAATGAAACTGAGGTTCCATTGGTTACATGCATGTGATCAACAAATACCGACCCCATGTTTCCACTTGCCAGATTATTCCTTAACGAACCATCCCCAACAGATACCCATTTACCCAGCCCAATACCACCCGTACTTTCAGGCGTTGAACCTACAGGAACGACCTTCCCCCCCTGCCCAAAGTCACCATCCCAACGATAATACTCACCATTGGACTTCAGCCTAAGCGTTTGGTTAGGCAATGTTATAATCGCACCATCTTCAAAGCTATCTAAGGTTATATACCCGTAGTTAGCAATGGCATCTTTGGCTAATTTATTTCGCCCGAAGTTTGTAAGGTGCTTAACTTCAAATCTATCAATGTAAAACTCTGAAGAATTACTACTAACCTCCTCATCAATTTTACCGGCATTAAATTTTAAATCTTTTACATCTTCACTTGGTATTGGTTTCTTTGTAGGTGTGGTAGCCATTTATTCAGTCACCTCGTAATTATACATGTCGTCGTTATATTCAGACATGGTCAGTGATGTCGTTCCGTCGCCATTTGGTTTCTTTTCGGTGATCGTCCACTTCGTCGCATCCATCTCCACTTGCGTGGCAATGACATAGCGAGAGGGTGACTGGACGTTGTAGCCGTCAAAAATATTGAGTGGTATTGCGGATACTGCCGCGGTGAATCCAAATATCGTGTCGCTACGAGGAAATGCCTGGGTTCTTTCCGTTGGGGTTCCATTCGCATCAGTGACAATGACAAACATGTCACCTTGCCATTCGATACGCTCACTGGTGTAAAAGTCATTCCCTTGTCGTGATTTGATGTAACCGGCTTGCTGATTGGTATCGTATGTATCGGCAACCTGCACCATTTGTCCTACATTCACCCATTCACCATCGGCTAGTGCCCGAATAGACATCGTCTGCCGTGAATAGAGAAGACGACGAATCTCCTTAAGCGCCCTGTCCCTGGCTTGATACGAGTTCCTGACATACAGCATGTCTAACTTCTTCGCCTTGACTGGCTCTCCCTCTTCAATCGTTGTGCCGGTGATCCGATAGCGGATGAATGCCTGTTTGTTTGTCGTGGGGTTCTTATAAGTAACCTGAACCCCATCGAAGCCACCAGGTAGCGTCATGTCATACGAAAGGCTGTAATCCTCGGCTTTGGTATTGGCACGGCTAAACAAGGTCACAGCATTCGGCTTGCGCTCGTCACGTGTAAAGGACAGCACGCCATCATCCCAGAACGCCGTAACGGTGGCCGCGTCGCAAATGGTCTGTACCCTGGCCCCGAGCGAAATGTCTTCATCGTCAAACGTGTAGTCGAAGTAACCCAGACGCGGATCCGGTAATGAAGCCGCAATTGAATACAACTCGTAAATATCGATGCTGGACTCTGCCTGCCCGCCCATTCTTACCCAGGTGTGCAGCACAGCATCTGCAAACGAACGTGATGGCCTTTCTGTGTAATCGACCGTCTGAGTAGCGAGGTTATAACTGATGACGTGACGGGTGATCAGGGCGTTGTATTTGCGCTCCCTAGCGCTGGTAGCTTTTTCCGTGGCTGATACCGTGACCGTGACAAGCGTATCGTGCGGATAAACGACGTTGTTACGCGACCTAACAATGTGAACGGCTTCTACTTTCAGTACGGAGTGATCGTTGCTGTTATTCGATCGGATAAAAGACACCGCGTAACGACCAGTGCCTGCAGCCGGTGTAAACTTGTATGTCTCATATTTGGTGTCTGAATTTTCATCGTCATTATTGAGGCCGACGTTGTAGCTCTCTAAAGTGCCAGGGATCAGGTTATTATCGTCATCTACTTTGTAAAAGGTGATATTGGTTCTGGCGTAGTCACCATGACCTAACTGGGCTTGTAGATGTACCCACAACTGAGTTCCTTCTACTGGAGAGAACGAAGGACCGATCACCAGTGGCTCATTGTCATTCAATGTAAAAATTGTCGTGTTGATTACCGCGTCACCAGGGATCTGGCTGATATCGTTACCGCTAAGGTTGGCAAATGTGAACTCATAGAAAAACTGCGGTTCAATCGGTGCGCCATCGTCTGAAGTCGCTGCATTGGTTAAGTCGGCAAAAACAGTAATATCCCGCGTTACTGGATCAGATACCGTGTTGTAAGTGACATTGACGACAAAGGATACAGAGTGTGGTTTCGACAGGTCATAGAAGTAATCAAAGTCGCTATTTTGCTTAATCTTCACGAGTGCCTGACCTGCTACGAACTCACCGGAAACCATACCTGTGGTTGTTGTGGCTGTTTCAGCCGGAAAATCCTCACTCTCGTTAGGCCCCGGCAATTCTTGACCGTCAATGTCATCAAAAGCAAAACCTTCATTGATGACCGGTATATTCTGCCCTGGCTGAAAAATCTGGTACGAAGCACCAGCCAACGCGCCGAGGTTTGACTCTGAGTATCGAACAGACGTCACGTCATATTTACCCAGCCCGAAGTTCATCCACTCGGTCACCTTCTTGATGTTGTTGGTGTACTCGAATAGAGACTCTTGAATAAGGTCAGGAAAGGCCCTTACTTGCCCGTAGTTATCCGGCTTCGCCTCGCCGTTGCGGGCAATATTGGTCTGCCCTTTAAGGCTATTGTTCGGGGATGTCTTGGAGTTATTCGTCGCAGCGTTAGCGTTCGGTTGCGCGATGAGTGACGAGAGGATTTTCTGGGTAAACTTAATTGGGTTGAAATGCTCAAGTGGGTTCAAGATTGTGCCGAGTGCACCACTCTTAGGCTGGTCAAATACGCTGATAACGTCGCCTTGGTTCAGTGGGAAATTCAGCTCATCTTCAGGTTTTAACTTAACTCCGTTCCTCAGTATCTCAACATCACAATGCAGGTTGGCTTTTTTCAGCCAAGGGTAAAACATACTGCCTGCTGCGAGGTTATGTCTCTCTTTGGGTATCCCCGGCACGCGCTGAACTTCGATCAACGGCATAATCGTAAAACTCCACTTTGGTGAATACTTTTTCTAAAGTCCGAAGCTTGTCAAAGCGCACCTGGCCTGATTCGCCACGGCTATGGAATGCTTGCCCATCCACCACCAAACCGACATGCTTTGGCTCAGCGCCGTAATACGCGATAAAGATGCTACTGTCGGCGGACTTTTCGGCCCGTTGCCAAAACACAACATCACCCGTAAAGCACGTCAGGAAGTCGCTACCGGCTTCGTAGTCCGGTGTCTGGTGTATCTCAATGCCCAGCACATAGCGGTAATACAGAACAACAAGGCCCCAACAATCCGCCGCCTCAAAAGAACATGCTCTATCGCGCCACGGCTTGCCATCCATGACGTCCACAAAGTCAGATTTATGCATTGGCTAGCCCTGGGAAGTCGGTTGTGTTGTAGAGAAAGGCGATGTTGTTGTTTAGCGGGTTCTGTAGAGTCAGTGAGCACGTGACATCACTCTCATCCATCGACACATCTTTAACGTAGAGCGTCCACGGCTTTAGTGGCGTGTTCATGTCGGCGGCATCAAAGCGCTGGTAAGTGGCTGATATTGGCGTTATCCGTGAATAGGCACGCCACAGCTTCAACTGCTGCTTAAAGTCCTGCGCCAGTCTGCCAAACTTCACTGTGGCGTTGATTACCGGCGTGTTGCTTTGCTGGCTCTCTGACACTTCCATTCTGCATGGCGTGTAAACCTGCCCCGCAAACGTCTTGGGATAAATTTGCCGGTTCACAAGGCGGATATAGCCGAATGTCGAGTGATAGAACGTCATGGTGTAGTACAAAATGCGGTTAGGACGCTGAGACTGAAATTCGCGTAACGTTGGCATTTAAAACTCCGGTAAATCTCGGTTAACTACCTCGTCAATAATCCCCCACTGGTACGGCGGCAGCTCAACAATGACATCTGAGTATTCATCATCCGGGTTGTAGACTTTCCGAGTGATAACGCTGGCCGTCCATGTTGTGGTATTGCCGTTGATACTCGTCTGTACCGGTGGCGCGATAAAATGCAGCTCCTGCACTTGCAGACCAGAACCACCCAGATTGCACAGCATGGTGAACCACTGGTTGCCGTTATCGAGATAGCGCGGACTGCGATACCACTGCTCAAATGCTCGGTCTTCCTGCAGCGTGAAAATCCAGTTCAGTGACCAGGTGGTTTTTAGGTCATCAGTTAGCCGCTGAAAGATAGGAGCACCCACTGCAGGTTGATCGGTGCGAAATCCGCTATCAATTGTGCGGCTCTTGTTGGCCTTCTGAGGAAGGGATAGCCAGTCGGGATAAGGTATTGCCACGGTTTTCTCCCGGTAATAAAAAACCCGCCGAAGCGGGTTATTGTAAGAGTTGGTCTAGTTGGTGCTGATAATCATCGAACTCACCAATTTTCATTTGCCTGCATTCGTTGGCTGTGAGTACCATTGCATGCATTTCACCTCCAATATAAACACGAGACTCACTTGGCAAAGCTTCTTGCATGGTGCGTTGCTGCCTCATCATTTGTGGAAATGCCTCATCTAAATTCCCAACAATAATGTCACATGCAGGTTTGGCGAATGTCCCATAATCCAGTTCCTCAGGAGAAAAACCATTTGATGAGCGATAAGCAAAACCTTTAATACACTGACCTTCAATGGAATACCCAAACTGATAAATAGTTGTCGTCAATCCTTCTTGCAACTGGAATCTGGATTTGAACTCCGTCCATAACCTAGATAGATGATGTTGCGTGTGAACATTCAAATTTTCGATATCAAATAGAACCATTTCATTGCTTACAAAATTGGCCCACTCTGACGAAAACCGACCAATGCCAGTTCCGGCGACAACCGTTTTTAAAGTTGGAATGTACGATGCTTTATTGGTAAAGATGAAAGGATTGCCTTCTTTATCTACAGCCAGAGTGTCTGTAACAACAATAGCCATATCCTTATGAAGATAGAAAATTAGTGATGACATTATTACTCCGTCGCGCGGCGCGGTGCCTGATGATATTGAGAGATTCCTTGGCTAATTTGCCCACCCTGTTGCAAATCAGCAAGTACAATTCGCGTTACCTCTCGACCATCTACCCCAGTACTGGTTTGCGTATCCTGAACTCCAGCACCTGAAGAATAGTTCTCGATTATAATTGTCGTCCCACCGCCCCCACCAGAATTAATCTGCTTGTTACTTAGGACGTTGCCGCCACCATCACCCGGTAAAAGGTAATTTCTCCCATTACTGGACTGAAGAATTTCCGGTTTACCACCCTCCCCGATTTGATACATCCCACCAGCAGATACTGGGCCGCCATTCTTGCGTTTACCGGATAGCGTCTTGGACAGAGCAAAGGCACCCACCAGCGCAGCACCACCAATGATTGCAGCAGCACCAAACGAGCCAACAGAAGCCACCAGCGCAGCCGGTAACCATGCTGCCATTGTCGTGCCTGCTGATGTGACGCTTGCTGCTGTAGTGGTTCCCAGAGCCCCTACTTGTGTAGCAGTAGTAGCGGCAATGGCTGATTGCTGAACGGATGCCCCCATGATGGCTGACTTGGCTTGCTGCAAACCCATCTCAACGAAAGTTTGAATTACGCTGCTTAAGACGGTATCAGCTAAACCTCTCATGGCGTCCGACGCTGACTGAGTGCCAGTTATAACTCCGGACAGAGCTGAACTAGCCCCTTGTCCAAAAGAGTCTACTGCGGCTCCCAGGGCTTCCATTCCGACACTTTGTTGAGTAAACAGCGCCCACTGAGCATCGGTGCGTGCCTTTTCATATTCCATATTGGCAGCATTCATTAATGCTAGTCCGTTGGCGGTAATTACCCCTTTCTGTGTTTCAAACTGCTGAATCAGTGCCAGCTTTTTGGCATGCTCATTAGCGAGCGCCTGCACAGGATCCACACTACCTTGAGCCTCCTGCATTGGCGTTACCGCTCGCCCAGCACGTATTTGGGCCAGGGCAACCTGATGCTGCTGTTCGAGTTGTTCAGAGGTGGTGTTGTATTGTTCCTGGCTGATTTTCTTCGCAGCGAGGGCAGTGTTTAAATCCTTCACATCCTGCTTATAGCTCGCGTTCTCTCGCGCTTCAGGCAGTAGTTTTTCAGCCGCTGCTTGCGCCTTGATGGCGTTCGCTGTATCCCATTTTTTGGCGGCGTACGCACCAGCCTCAGCGATCTGCGCTTGCGTTGCACCTTTACCAAGGGACTGCTGAGCATTGAGGATGGCTTGTGCCCTGCTTAGCTCGGTGGTCGATTCGGCGGCAAGAGCAGCCTGCTGCTTAAGATTTGACAGCTTCTGGGCAACACTTTCAGCCGCGTTAGCATCCCGTTTTGCAGATGATCTATCCGAAGTGTCTTTTTTCTTCTGGTCGGAAAGTTTTTTGGTTAACTCAAATTCTTCCTTTTTGGCATCCACATACATTTGGGCTTCTTCAGGCTTTAAGCCCATGTTAGTTGCAGCGATGGATGCACGATATGCTATTGCCGCTTCTTTCCCTCTGACCATTTCAAGGCGTAGGGCAGCAATATTTTGTTCAACAGATTTCAGTTCCTGCTCAAATGTTAGCTCCCTCTTTTTGGCAAAAGCTTCTTTGAGTTTTATTACTTGTGCCTCGGCCTCCTTCCCGGTTATTCCGATGTCTTCCAGGGCCTTTCGCAACCCTTTTTCGGCAGCCATTTCTTCAGCAGCTGACAGGCTCCCATGTATTGCCTTTTCAAGAATTACATTGGACTCTATGACACCCTTCATGGACTTGTCATAGACTTCATTAGCAATGGCTGTGGCTGTTGTGGCGTCACCGGATTTCCGTGATTGCTGAGTGAATTTATCAATACGATCGTTTGCAACTCGCACCGAGTCGGCGAACTCAGACGCCTTCTCTTTAGCAAGTGTGAGATCCTTCTCTAAATCAGCAATTAGTTTTGGTGAGCCACTAATTGATTTTATGGTGTTGATTGAGTTTTTAATAGCTTCAATATCTGCTTCGGCCCCTTTCAATGATTCCTGATCTATATCAAGCCGTATTTTTGTTTTCGCTGAAGCTGCATCAGCCTGCACTTTGGTTAGGTATTCAGTGCGTTTTGCTGCGTCATCTATTTCTTGCTTATATTTTTCAATTTTAGATGTGTCGTTCATCGCCTGATAAAGCGAATAAACGCCAGCAGCAGCCAATAATAAAATGCCAGAAGGGCCACCCAGTAAAGCGAGCGCTCCTCTAGCACCCGATACAGCCGCTGCCTGAACCTTTGAGGCGGTTGTCAGCCTTTCGGTTGCGATAGTGGCAGCATCACTGGCCTTGGCTACAGTCGCAACTGCAACGGCCTCAAGGGCTACAGACTGGGTTAATTTTTCACTGGCCGTAGCTGAGGCGAGTTTAGCTGCTTTTACCCTATCCTCAGCCGCAGTAACTTCTTTTACAGCCTGATTAGACTGCTTAATGATTTTTGCTTGCGTGGTTTCAACGGCATTCCTGTCTCTCAGCGCCTGAGCTACGGCTTTCTCTGAGTTGGTTATTTCCAGGTTTGCTTCTGATTGGCGCAAAGACTCTTTCTGGCGCACCAATAATGCCTCAAGGGAGGATATATCGGCTTCTTTCCGAGCAAAGACCGCTTCAGCTACTTTTAACTCCGATGTCGCTGTATTGGTTGCCTCTTCCGCAAGTTTTTTCTCAGCAGCGGCCTTCGTGACAAGCTGCGTTGCTGACTCTTGCAATGCCGTTGCTTCTTTTTTAGCTGCAACTGCGTTTTCTAATTGTGCATTGGTGGCTGCGATCGCTTCCTTCGCATGTTTGATTAATGCTGAGGTTGCAGAGCCAACGTTAGATACATACCCAGCACCCAATTGGCTTGCTACTGTGCTTAATGCGCCATGAAACTTGTTTTGCGAATCAGTAGCTACAGCAGCAGATTCAGACGACGCCCCAATTTTCCCAGAAAGCTGAGCCAACTTGGTGGAGAGCTTATTTACCTCTGGCATGGCGAGCGCTGATGCAACCCCCTTGGCCCCCTTGCTTAGTTTTTCGAAGCCTGGAGCGGTATCATTGGCCGCATCACCCAATGATGCTAATTCAGCCTTAGCTTTGTTGCTACCACTCAGCAGCGGGGCAACATCTATATCAACTTCATAAACCAACTTACCGCCATCTTGCTCTGCCATTCACTTTTCTCCAGGCAATAAAAAACCCCGCAGATGCGGGGCTTTGGTTTCTGCCAACTGCTAACGCCTTACTTTTCTAAGTGATCTGCCAATCCATTACTTATGTTTTTCAGCACATCAAGCTTTTCATTTTCTTTTTTTTCAATCAGCTCAATAATGACTCCAGACATGGCAACTAAGGTTCCAATAATAGCAATTGCACTACCGGCAATGGTGAACACCTCACGTGTTGCCATTAAGCCAGTGTTATAAACTTTATCCGCATACCCAACAGTTACTTCCATACCAAGTGCATAACCAGCAGAAATAACCCCTACTGCAATTAATAACCCGCCAATTAATTTTAGCATTTCACTCCATTCCCATAGACAAGTAACAAGTCGTTACATGGTAGCAGAGGGGGCAGCGGTGGCAACGAAAAAACCCGCAGCTAAGCAGGATGTTTAAGAGGCAGAATAATTATTTTAGCAAGTCTTGCAACTTCTTAGTTATTTCTTCTAGCTTCACAAGTTTTTCTTCAAAGACATCCTGACCATAAGCTCTTTCACTCATAAACGCATCCACTTCTGCATAATCACGCTCTTTTCTCAACTCTTCTATCTGAGCCATAAGCGGCTTTCTAACCGCGTCTTCTATCGCAGCGACAATTTCAGCGTTCATTGAGCGCTTATTCTTCTCTGCCAATGCCGCTACCTTATCTTTAAGCTCTTGCGACATTCTAACGTTAAATTGTGGCTCTCTCATAAGCACCGGCTACCAGTTGAACAACATGTTGACATGGTAGTAAAACACTACTAGCATGTCAATCGTGGTAGCAAAACACTACCACCAATATAGCGAAGCCCCAACTGCGCGAACAGTCAGGGCTTCTGATTTGCCCCCCATCCCCACAAGGATAAAAGACATGAACAGTATATCAATTCTTGAGGCAGTTAACACTTCATCCGTCCAGTTCCATGGACAACCTATCATCACAGCTATGGTCGTCGGTGCGGCTTATGTAGCGATGAGAACCGTGGTCGAGAACATAGGGATTGACTGGACAGGACAATCAGTAAAACTGAGAACCCAAAGAGAAAAATTCGACTGTAGAGATATCTCTATGGTTGCTGCTGACGGCAGGGTTCGTAAGCTGCTCTGCATCCCACTAAAGAAGCTCAACGGCTGGCTGTTCAGCATCAACCCTTCAAAGGTCCGCGCCGACATCCGCGACAAGCTGATCGCCTATCAGGAGGAGTGCTTTACCGTTCTGCACGACTACTGGACAAAAGGCGCTGCCGTCCGCAAGCCAGGAACAACCGTTGATGAACGAACGCCATTACGCGACGCGGTTAATATGCTGGTCAGTAAGAAGCACCTGATGTACCCAGAGGCTTACTCCATCATCCACCAGCGCTTTGCTGTAGAAAGCATAGAGGAATTAACCTCCGAACAGATTCCGCAAGCTATAGAGTACGTCCACCGCGTTGTGCTTGATGGCGAATACCTTGGTAAGCAGATAGAACTTCCACAAGTAGCCAGTCAATTCACAGATGATGAACTTTGCACACTCTCTTGGCTGTGGAGTTATGCCACCTACATGTGCGACTACATGAAGCAGGTTTACCCAATACTTCGAGCAGCAGAGCATAAATTGGCTGGCGCGTATTACTCAATGCCTCTTGAGTCCCCTCGGACAATCAACGCGGCACGAACCATTCTATGTAGAGAGACGTCACACATAGAATCAGGCTTGTTTAGACAAGACAACTTTAGAGTGTTTTACCGGATGCGTCGTGAGCGCGACATATCACCGCAGATAGGTGAGTAAGTATTCCTGGCCCACTTCGGTGGGCTTTTCTATGGTTAGAAATAGAAAACCCGCCGCAGCGGGTTTGGAGGCTATCTATTTTTTGCTTCGAAGACAGCCTGCAGGCCGTAGTCGATGCTGTTCTTGAAATAGCTTTGGTCTCCCGTTGCTACAAACACTTTGGTTGCAGCGACACATGCCAGGAAGTATTGGTTGGTGACAAGTGCTAGCAGTTTTTCCATTGTTTCAACTCCATGGATTAAAAAAGAGCAACAAGATTGCACCACAAACCAAAGAACGACCATGAAAAAGGCCAGCAAAACGAGGACGAAAACCACATGGGACCAGAAAGCAAAAACCCACCTATTGGGTGGGTTCTATTAGCATCATCAAGCTTTTGAAGTTCTGGGCCTAAACCTGCGCTGTTTTTTTTCTTCCTTCTCTTCCAGTTCTTTAAACCGGTTATAGGTCTGAAAGTCAAAGAATGACAAGTTTTCGATTTCAGACACTGGGCAAACAACCCTGAAATCATTGAGCGTCAAGTTACTATCAATCTTCGGCGGGCCTTCCACACCAGTAATATCACCGAATAATCCTATGCTTTCATAGTGAGTATCATAGTTAGTGGTCACCACAATTTTCAGTGTATCTTTATCCCTATATCCGCTTAGTAGAGGGATGAAGGCCATGTGCTCAATCTTCCCATGCTCCAGCGGAGGTCGAATTACCCAACCGACATAAAACTTTTTTGATTTCAAAGTAAAGATAACTGGCGCTAAGGTTGCAGAAGCTTCTATCGCCATTGTTTCTAGAGGATGGTTTTTAGCTGCCTTGGCAAGGGCTTTAAATCGGTGGTCACCGCATGCATGCCAAACCTTATTCAGAAGACCACAAACCGTAGCAAGCACGACCGTTCCAACGATCCATAGAGCTATCTTTAAACTTTTACCTGTAGCAACTGCATCAGCAGAAAGCGGGATAAGCATTTTGACATTGTTTTTATTGATCCCTGCGTGCTGGGCAAAGAAATCGATTAGCCCCACAAATCCCATGAACGAACATATCATCCAACTCAGAATGCAGAAGCCAGTTCCCCACGTTGCCACATAAAAGTAAGCGCCCCAACCATCGGAGCGCTTAAATTTATATCTAGAGGATACTGAAGTAATCGTGAAGATGTAGCCACTAACTAGAATGGCTGATAATAACAGTGTCCCCATCGATCACCTGGCCTTTGCAGGTTCAACTTTTGCAAGATGCTGAAGCTGACGCTTCATTTCATTGCGAACTTTTTCGTTGTTCAGATTGAGACTGATCACACCGTCTCGATCGATAGTCAGTCTATCTTGGTTATCGATAAGAATATTTGTTAACCGGTCGACAGAGGTGTCGACTCTGTGGGTTGGTTTGCCTTTGAACGAGAAACCAAACATAGCTCCTCCTTATCCGCCTCGTTGGGGTGCAAAAAGAGCTTAGCGAATCAATGTTTCACCAAGCCCTAAATCGAAAAAATTTCAACAGTATTTATTGTTGTGCTTGAAGATTAAGTTATGTTGATCTGGTGGTCAAGTGTGACACCAACAAACTTTGTGTTGTGACACGTCACACTTTCAACTCAATTGTAGACCACTTATCTACTTAGATGAATTCGCCATCATCGCCTGCCAGCGCTTCTCATCTTCGTCCATTACCTGGTCATACTCTTCACGTGTGAAGCCTTTCTGCTCAGGGTACTTGGCGGCAAGTAGTTGCTGAAATTCGGTCATGGTGAGCTGTTCTGCTTCCGCTCTCGGCATGTTGAAGTGGTTACGCGCTGCGCTGATGTACTCAAATGCTTTGAACTCGTTCACGTAGTTGTTCGACTCATGGCGTTGCAGCTTTCGCACCTTCGCCTTACCGATGATGCCGTGAGTAATGAGTGCCTGACCAAGTACGATAATATCGCTTACAGGCATCTTGCCCTGGCGAAAAACAAATGCTCTCTTACCTCGCTTGCTCGGCTTAAGCTCCCCCACCAGCGCGCTGATATCATCATCACAACATGCCTGCATGACGATCATTCCGGCGTAGATGGCGTAGCTACTGAAGGAAGGTGCATTGATATGTTCCAGCAACCACGCAGGGATCGCACCATATGCCGCTATGGCAGCTTCAAGTAAGCGAGGTGCGTCGCTGGTATGCAGCTCAGCAAAGCGCTCTACAATCGCTGCTGGCGAACCTATGCGGGACATGTTGGCGAACGATGGCCTGAAAAAGTAATCGCGGTCAGCATCTGAGATAAGCATCTCGCCAATTTCGGTGAACGGTATCATTGGGTAACCTCGAATAATTATCATCAAGGGCACGTGCATGCCCTTTGTGATAGTTACGCTGTGACAGTGATCGCGCTGGTCGATGTCTTAGCACCATCGTTAGAGGTGAAAGTGATAATCGCCGAACCAGCTGAAACTCCAGTCACTAGCCCTGATTGGTTAACAGTGGCTTTGCCGGTTGCAGAGGATGACCAGGTGCCGGTTTTGTCACTGGCATCAGCAGGCACAAACGTAGTGCTAAGTTGCTGAGTAGCGCTGACGGCAATACTTGCGGTTGCAGGAGCAACAGTGACACTGGTAACCGGAATATCATCACCAACCTCAAACACCACGGTATCGGAATCAGCTACTTTCCACTCGCCAGAGAAAGTGGAGATATCAGTGCCGCCGAAATCACCAGACCAGGACGTGGTGTTGAAGTACCCCATGATGTAGGTGCTAGAATCTTCGCCAACGAAGTCGAAACGAAGCCATAAGGTTGGCTGCCGCCCCGCCTGCACTTCATCAAAGATGTATTTGGAGATATGAATCGCGCCAATCTCGGTGGTTTTGTCCTTCTTACGGAACTCACCTTCTCCCGAAATGGTGAAATCCATGTTCGTGACAAGGCTCTCAACGAGCCCTTTGGTATCGTCTGCCTCAGACGTCACCGTGTTAGGGGAGAAGTCAAAGCCTTTAGTTGTTAGCGCTCCAAGGCGCTTCCAGTCACTTAGAGCAGGCATTGCATCAGCACAACCGAATGCAGCACGAAGAACGGCAACTTTACCGATCAGCTTGCCGGTGTCATTTGGACAACCTTGCATGTGTTACCTCTTCAAATAAAAAAGGCCACCCGAGGGCAGCCTGATGGATAGATATGTGTGGTTATTCACCGTAGGTGCAGCAGACCATTAGTCGGTAGATTAGGCGACCTTCAGTAGAGGTTACCGGAGGGGGCAAACCGCCAAGCAATCGCATAGCGCCAACGCAACCATCAGCACCTTCCTGATCACTGATAAATTCAGCGATTCTGTTTGCGGTCGCATCGACCTCATCGTTCTTACCCATGCCCTTTGCGCCAATTACATCAACCATCACGAAAAAATTACCGCCACGGTCATGTTGAACATCAGATCCTCCGCCTGAGCGGAACACAATGAAAGCTTCAGACAACTTGCCAGTGTCATTCCACATCAGCGTTTGAATGGTGAGTCCAGCGGTCAGCCCTGCATCTTGGAAATGGTCGCGGAGGCGGCGATACATTGGAGGGGTCACAGCTTCATCTCCTTCCGGATTATGTCATCCACCTGACGTCGAGTTCTCTCAGCTGCTTTTGTCAGGAATTTAGGCTCACCAGACGGATCCCAATAATTACCGCGATTGTTTGGTCGAGGCAGCCCCTTCATGATGCCGCTGGCGTTGTGGACATAAACAGCGTAATTGGCGGAATAGCCGATGCGGCCTGTAATACGAGTACCGTTGATCATGGTTTCTTGGAACTGAGAATTCACCAGGGTGCCGGTATCCATCGGTGTCATCAGTGCTGACTCTGCACCGATAATGAACATTGCGGATTTGATTGCCCTAACCGCTTTACGTGTCCGAACATCCTCTACGACAGCATCCAAGCGTCGCTGTGCTGCCTTGATGCCCTTTATCTTTACGCCCATGGTTACCCTCCCGTAAGGATGGCGATGTCTTCAGCTAGGCGTTCAAACGTATCGGCATAGCGCACCACCTGAACAACCTCATCGGCACCCGCGGCGATCGGGTCTGTGATCGTAGACTTCCCTATAAACAGGTAATCGCCAGCTTTAGCCCCTGTGAACTCTGTCCAGATGGTATTTTTTACCGTTATCTCTGAACCGATATTGCTGAGTTTTTTCGATAGCCCACCTTCGTAATCGCACATAATGATTTCAGGTGTAGCCCACCCAAGCGGATCCCCTGCTTCACTGATGCCAAGGCTCCGCCAGAAAGTGGCCTCCGCCGTATACGACCAATCAGCTACTGAAGACATATCATTCCCTCCAGCTAACCACTGATGACCGCTCAGTTGCGATTTTTGGGCAATTGATTGTCCATTTACCGTCACTGCTCACGAACCCTGTGGTTTGCCTACCGGTATCGGTTTTTACCCAAACTCGCTCAAATGGCTTGGGTAGGCGTTCAACCACCGGAACCCACACCATCACTTACCACCACACATACAGCCGCCCTTCCCAACCCAGAGACCTGCGAAAGCTTTATTTGTTGGGTCAGGTGGCGTTATCGATGTCGCACAACCGTATTTATCGAGCCCGCGAAGCAGGTTAACCGCGCCCTTCCACCGGTCAGAAAATGATTGATAGCGGAATGACCTTGATGCACCGCTTGGTGCTGTTTGTGAGCTTATATACTTATCGCCCTGGCCTAATCCCATAAGAGCCAGCAGATAGAGCTGTATCAGCAATGAGGTAGAAGCAGGGTAATGTGCGTCCAAGCATTCCTGAATACTGTTCGCCTGTTCCACCAGCGCGGACAGGACGAAATCAGGCAGAGTGATACCTTGTGACTGCAAGTATTCTTTGGCCTGTTCGATAGTCACCATGGCTGATTCCTGTAAAGAGTTACCCCGCCGAAACGGGGCATAAAAAAACCGCCTTTAACGGCGGCGGTTATTCAGCAGGGAACAATTTTTCAAGTTCGCCATCAGGCAGCAACTCGGCAAGCCGATCCGCGCCAAGGTTACCCTTGAATTCGATAGCCAGTTCAGTCAGCCGGTTCGCGATAGTCTCTTTCCGAGACTTGGCTTCGTTCCTCGCGCCAGGGGTTGCCGGTGTCAATTCACCACTAGCCTCACCAAGCATGAGCCGAACATTGGATTTCAATGCCGGGTGCAGATTGTCCAGCTCCAAAACTTCACCGAGTTTTACGCCATTCCAGGGGCGAATTACTTCGTACTTAGCCATGCTCACCCCTTACGCCAGATTGGCACCGTAAACAACACCGGACAGCCCCTGATCATCTGCGGTAATTTGCAGACCTTCAGCAGACATGATCTGGAAGTTGTAGTTGACGTTCGGAAGTGGACGCGGCAAAGGAATGACACCCTGAGCCATGCCAACCAGCGGAGAGATAACATCTTTGCGGCGAACGTAGGCGATGAACTCATTACCGCTCAGCGCAAACGTGGGTCGGATCTCTTTTACTGCAGCAAACGGCAAAACGGCCTGCAAAACGTTGCCGCTGATTACCCCGTTAACTACATACGGCTGTGCAAGGTTTGCCCAGATTTCGTCACTAACCCACATAACGTCATACTTGGAAACCTTATTCACGCGAGCGTTGGAACCAAATGCACCTTTACCGAAGAATTCAATCCATTGCACAGCATTAGCCGTAGTTAGATCGATGTTCGCACCACCGGCACCAGAACCTAGATTAATCTTCTTGGTGTTGCGGTGGTTTTTCATCCCCTGGGCTTTGTAGCCCTGAACCTGAATGTTCTCGTCACCACTCAGGTAATAGGCAACCCGGCGCTTGTTAACCTTCCTCAACTTAGCCGACTGTGAATCCAGTACCAGATCGATGCCCACGGAGTTAAGGCCTGCAGCATGGCGCCAGTTTACCCCGTAACCGGAAGTGAACACCGGAATCGGGTCGCCGTCACTGTCGTAGTCAGTATGGTCAAATGAGAACGGCGCCTGACCATCAATGCTTACCGAAACATCATCAGCAATATCGCCAACAACGTTATAAAGTTTGGCGGTTTTACCGACAGAAAGTACGGTCTGGACACCCATCAAATCGTTGATGATTTCCATTCCATCTTCCTGGTCGCGCATTTGAAGGATCTGGTTGTCTACCTCAGCCCAAAACTCACGAGCGAACCCGCCAACAGCGTTACATGCCAGCATTTCAGGAGTCATGTGCGCACGGTTTACGGCAATCATGGAGTTGTGGTTTGCGTTCCAGATGTTGCGGTTTGCCCACAATTCATTCCAGTGACCGCCAAGGCGGCTGTTTGCAGCCAGTGTATCTTTGGAGAAATACATATATTTTCCTTTTACGGTGCAGGCGCTGCTGCGACGGTGCCAACGCGCATACGCACGCGGATGAAATCGGTAGTGCTGGCTGCGATGGTTGCTTCATCCTGGCTGTAACCGATCACTGAGTCAGTATCAGCCGTCGCTAAAGTGAATTGACCATTAGCGCCGAGCTTGATCGGGCTGTCCTTCTTATACGCACCAGGCACGCACAGTAGAGCCAGCTCGCGGCCTTCTTCCACGTAGTTGCCTACAGCGGAGTCACCGATAGGGATAGCATCCGTGATTTTCAGCCCCTGATGGTAAGCAACATCGATAATGTAGATACGGCCTTTAAGCGCGGCTGCCTGTGCAAACTCATCGCTGGCGTTGATGACAGCAGCAGTGCCCGGCAGAAGTGCCGCAGCAGTGGTGCGGGTTTCGGTCTTGTACAGAGACTGACCGTCGATATTTACGCGACGATAACGTGGCATTGGCTGGCCCTCTTATTTGAAATATGTATTGGCAACAGGCGCACCGGTTTCTTGCTGCTGCTGGCCGGAGTTACCTGCCAGAGGAGCGGCTTCGCCCAGAGACTTGAACATTACGTCCAGAGCGTCACCTTTGAGCGCGTTGGCTACGACATCGCCATGAACCTTCGCAACAGCTTCACGCTTGGTTTTCTCCTCAGCGCGAGAGTTGGCGGTGAGCGTTTCGGCCAGTTGGTTATGGTTGGTCTGCAGCGCATCAACTTTGTCAGTGATCGGCTTTAGCGCCTCGGCGAAGTTGGCAGCCAGGCCTTTGCCGATTTCGGTGATCAGCTCTTGTTTCTCTTCAGTGGTTAAAGGCATGTCGCCCTCCGTTTGGTGGTTTGGTGCAGGTTGTCCCTGCGGAGTAAATAAGGATTTAACTTTGTTGGCGACGACCGTCACCCAGGACTCTTGGCGCGCTACCGGTGTGCCGGTATCGTCAAAGGTGATCTTCCCGCCGTCAGAGGAATAACCGTAAACCTGCGCGGTTCCGCCATTACGCATGATTACGACTTGCGAATCGGTAAAATCAGCAACCCAGGCATACTCATTTTCACCGGGCGCAAATTTTGCTTTCGCTGCCCTATCAAGCCGCAATTCGCGATCACGATAAGACTCACCCACCAGCGCACCAGAATTGACCTTGAGCGGCGTCGCGAGGTCGGCGTTAACCATTAGGCCAACGCCCTGTTCAGGCGTCGCTGCACCCACCTCATGCAACAGAATGGCGTCGTGATCCATGCCGTGAATTTTCGCTACCCATTTGGCACCGGTAGACTTCTGCTGCTCGTTTGGCTCCAACTGGTCAAGGAATACCGCTACGCTTGTATGAATCGGGGGAACGTCTTCACCACGCTCAATTGCAGCGACACGTTCGATCAGTTCCCTTCCGCCTTCGCTTTGATTGGCGGTCTGGGTATCAACCCATTTTTCCAGGTAAATTCGGTTGCCTGATTTTTTAACGTTCCTGTTCCAAGCACCGATATGGCCCTGATTGATGCCTTCAGGAGAAAAAGCGGAGATGAATGCGCCGTTGAGTTGCGGATGCCCTAATGGTGCCAGGGTGCCTTCCAGCCCTGCGTAATGAGCATCGATTTCGCTGGCCGTATAGAGACCGTCATTCATGACGACGTTTGCCGGTAGCGTGTAGCTTGGCAAAATAAGGTGTTCTCGCCCGTTATACGTCTCACGGCGGATAGCCTGACTGTTTACCTTCGTGGTTACGTTAACTTGAACTTTCATGGATTAACCCTCTGCCCATTTGTAGCCTCTCTCCTTCATGTCACTGAGTGTCTGCTTGGCTTTGTCGATGACTGAGGGGGTGAGAGGGTTCCCTTTTTCATCCACCAGCACAGAAATCTGAGAGCATTTGCAGTTAATGGCGTTGCCGTTTTTGGTGTACCACTCCCTAACCTCATCTTGTGTGTACAGATGAGCATGCCTGGCGGCGTGTGTGGCGCGGGTCGTGGGGCTTAGTGCAGAGATGTGCATCAGCTTTGTTTTGATGCCGTAGCGGTCTTGAGCGTCTTGTGCTTCGTCCCAGCGAGCGCGGCGGAGAGCGGTGGTGATTTCCGTTCTGGCTATGCGATTAGCACGCCGGGTTTCTATACCTGTTTGCTCGTTCAGGTTTTTAGCCACGTCCCGTGGATTCAGCCCCCTGGCTATACCGTCTGTCAGGATGCGCGCCATGTCGCTTTTTACTTGCGCGCTGAGCCCTTTCATCTCTTCGAACTCACGAGCTCTAACCAGAATCAGACGAAGTTGATATGGCTCACTTAACAGGATGCTGGGAACATCCTGTTGACCGGCAGCGTAAGCAGAGGATTGCTGGGAAAGGTTGTAATATTCCTGGGCGGTGCCACGCTGGTATGCCACGGAGACATAGCGCCCAAAGAACCAGAGGTTAAACTCTCCACCTTCCAACAAAATGTCATCCACCAGCGCCTCTCCGTTTTGCAGCAACATTGAGAGAAGGCCCTGATCAAGTCGGAAGGTATAACGTTCGTTGACTACTGGTTCTGAGGGGATCCGGTTAAGAATATCGATGTAACCTTTCGTTATCAGCTTCATGCGTTTTGCAAACTCCCGCATGGCACCTCGCTCAAGCTTATCGACTCCGGTGGGGTCTTTGATGTTACTCGGCAGTATTGGAGGCTTAGGTTTCTTCTTCATCCTCTGCCTCCCCAAGCGGGTCACCGCCTTCTGTCTCGAATCCTGCAGCAGTTCGAATTTCATCACCACTGAATGGGGCTACGTCTCCACTTTCCACCATGGCCTTGTTCACCTCAGCCATAGTTTTGGAGTCAGCAAGGCGTTCAGCGCGCGTCTGCTGATTGAGGTCATCCCAAATAACCGTCTTCTGTCCAACTGAATCGATAATTTTCAGGTCAATCAGCTTGTCGCAGAAGTCCTCAATTTCAAACGACAGATCGCCGCGGCGGCTCTGGCAGCGACCGTTCATATACTTCTGGTCTTCTGTGCTTGAGCGCTCAGCCTGTTGGTTCCCCACCAGTATCCGCGTCGGGATATCAACGCCAGCAGAGGCCGTCTGCAGGTTTACGTTATAGGTCGGGCTGGGGTCTGATACCGGCGAAACCAAAGAGGTCACGCTGGCTCCCTGAAGACTCATGAGGACGTCGTTGCCGCGGTTCATCTCACGAGCTGCTTCGTTGAACTTGTCCTGCAACTCATCAACACTCACGCCATACATTGACGCGAGACTGCCAAAGTCGATCTCTTTGTCGAAGCTAAGCGCAAGCTGGCGAGCTGCGTTCTTCAGGAATGACTCGCCAGATCCGCCTTCTACCTTCTCCAAGCTGACGAAAGCGTTATACGCAGGCTCCAGGAAGCCAATAGCATCGTCGGTGTAGTCACCGAGGATAAATATTCGGTCAGGATGAATATCAACACGGCGGGTCGAACCATTCGACAGGCGTTCGGTGTACTGCCACATCTTCGGCTTGCCGTATGTTTTCGAGTTGAGCCCACCATCCCATTCGCTAACATTCAACGAGCCAGCCCAAGCCACCGTGACTTTATCGAGGCCGCGACCTTTCGTTACTTCGAGGTTCCATGCTTTGTCGTCGCGGATGTGCAACAGAATGCCTGAGTAACGACCTACGAGACGCCTGCGGTCGGCATCAGAAAAGGCTCGCCACAGCCGGTTAGTGAACACCTGTTTTAGCTTTTTCTCCCAAGCTGTTTCCTTGCGCTTCTCGTCTGACTTATCACCCTCAATAATTTCTGGGTTGGTTTTCCAGCATTTACCCACCAGCTTTTCTACTGCGCCGTGAGCAATACCACCGCGACGATAGAGAGAGTAAAGGTTGTCATACGTAATCTGGTCAGGAAAACCGTATTCACACCATGCTGATCCACGTTTATTGTCCAGGCCCATAGATGGCCCCAGCATCCCCATACGGGCACGCTCAATCCTGGCGTCGTTCAACGCGTGGTTGACGGCCAGTTGGAGGTTTTTATTCATACTTTGTCCACTTGGTGGGGGGGCAATAAAAAAGGCCGCATAGGCGGCCTTTCACTTAAATTTTATTAAATGTCTTCACAATTATCTTATCTAAGGAGACTTTATGAATGGAGGATAAATGTTCCTTTAACCTTGTGAGAGCTACAGAGCCAAACACACCTAAATCCGAATACCAAACCAACTCTTTTTCTTCAAACTCACCATTAGGATACGTTATCTGGAAATAAACAAACCATTCTTGTCCTTGCACTTCTATTCTCCTGCTCATGTTGAGAATATGGTTATCGGCAATCCATGTTAAGTCTTTATAATCTTTCAACTCTCAACCGTTTGGGTATCATCATCCCCATCACCAAAGTCTTGCGCTTGATATAACCGTCGAGGCTATAACGAATGCCATCCCAGCAGTGTTCATTGCCATCTGCCAGCTTTGGCAGGACCTCACCTGTAATGCGATCTGTTTTGTACGACCACAACCGCGCTTCACGCGCCACATTCTTACAACGGGGGTGAATGATTATTTCATCGAAACCGCGCAGGTAAGCGATACCATCTTCCACACTACCCTGCCACTTTTCAGCCGAAGAAATGTTAAACCCCTGCCGTTTTAGGTAGCTGATTGTTTCTGGACGTGCTGAGTCTGCTTTGATGGGCCAATCCCGCACGCCGGGTATGGAGTCGTAGAGTTCCGGCATGTGATCCAGTTCAGTATGAACACCGTAAGCCTCATATTCGATATAGAGACGATTGTGCAGAATGAACGAGCGGATCAGAGTGTTTGGATCTTTAGCGAAACCGAAGTCCGCCCCGATATGCAGCCGTTCCGCTTCTTTCCAGAGGTTGTGGGAGAATTCAGCGATTCTGTATTTGCCAGCCAGAACCTGCTTATCGGAGTTTTCGAGGTAAGCACCTTCCCATACCCATGCATACGTTGCAGGGTCGAGTCGGCGCTGGTCATTAATGCGCTCACCCTCCAGCACATCAGGAAACCACGGATTATCCGTGTAATTCATTTCGACTGTTATGCAGTCTTCACCGGCTTCTTTCCGAAACCGCTTATCCGTGGCGCTACCGTCCCGCTCCGGGTTCCAAGTCACCCAAATCTCCGAACCTTCCTCGCGCACTGTAGGGCTGAGCTTCTGCCAGGCTATTTCACTGACTGACTCAGCCTCATCAACCCAACAGAGCAGGATCCGCGCCTTTGACTTGATGCTGTCTAGGTTGTGGCGCAAACCGCAGAATACATAGTTCACACTCTTGTCGATGGTGCGAATGTACTTTTCACCAATATCGAAGTTAGCAGCCAGCCATGGAACAGACAGGATCGCCTGTTTCACCTCCTGCATGCTCGACTCTTCCAATGAATTCATGAATTCACGAGCGCAAAGCACAACACCGCTCTCGCCATTCATCATCGACTGGTAGGCTTTCACCGCTGTCATCAAGGCGAACGTGCGCGTTTTTGCACTACCGCGACCACCATGAGAGCAGCGATAGCGCCTATTTATGGCGATGAACAATGGCGCTAGTTTTGCCGGTATCGGTAGTTGTACGACTTCACTCATGTTTTTGGCTCAATGGGTAGAAGCTGAATCACGGTCGGCTTTGTCGTCATAGTTCCATCTGATGACTTGTGATCTACCGTCTCTTTGAAAGCATTCACCTCTATATGCTTACCAAGCAATTCAAGGTTCTTCACCTTGTCAGGCCATTTAATCTTTTTGGAAAGCGCTGAAGAGTTTCCTTCTGAAACCATTTCTATGACATCTAAGCCGGAAATAGTTGTTCGCCAGACTTTAGGCCATTCAGACACTGGTTTTAGCTCGCCAGAACTGTTAAGTATGTCGAGAACATCCATCTGGTCTATCTGAACCAAACGATTTAGGACGTATGTCGCATTTATGCCAACCAGATCATTGCGTTGAACCTTCAGTTCAGAGATCCTTAACTGAATGTCAGGTTTTGACAGGTTTTCAGACGCGGTGCGATTAGCTGTTTTTACGCTATATCCAGCCCGAATAGCCGCTTGTGTGGCGTTTAAATCGATGAGGTACTCGCGACAGAACATTTCTTGCTTGTCGGTAAGTGCCATAATTATCTCTTTTGAAAGGATGTTTTATGTCAAAAAAATCTCTTAAATTCAACGTTGGCAATATTGTTTATCTAGTTAGTGGCGGCCCCAGCATGTCTGTTGCTGAACAAGTCAAAGAGTATGATACTAATGTGGGATGGGTTCATACTGGTGAATACAAGTGTCAGTGGTTTTCTGGTAAAAAACTTGATCATGGAACTTTTCCAGAAGAATCTTTGACATCAACAAACCCAAAGCCATAAACCCAAACGCTCTTGTTTTATCTGTTGACGACGTTTCATCTTGGATGGTGTCAGCCCTATCAAAAGACGGTTGCCTTTATCAGCAGGATGTTGTCGATTATCTCGTCAAGGAAAGTAACGAGCAGCATCTCAGAGAAAATGCTGATGGCAACCAAGCTCTTTCAACTAAAGTTATCAATAAATTCAGAGTTGATAGTGCAGAAAACGTCGTTTGGGTTAAACCAGATAAGTACTGGCGGTTCCGAGTCCCCGAGGACGAGGCTAGCCGTGAAGCTCGCGGCTAAGTCAGATGGCGAGCTTCCTTTTGCAATTCATCATAAAAGCCACCCGGAGGTGGCCTTTGTGAATGGAACCAAAATGAAAAATATTATCGTTAAAGAAAGATCATTTCTGATGCTTGAGTTGTTTTTTCTCTGCAGCTGCCTCAATTATTTTTTGCGAGCGTAATCGTCTGTTTTCTCTTTCTATATACCAATCATTCAGCAACGTTTCAATGAGGCTAATGAGCAAAGCTGCCTCATCGCCATCCACTTCGATGATCACATTAATATCCTTTTCCATGTGAGCACCAATGTTGCCAATGCTTCTGATAGCATCTATTGCATGCCAAGTATCAGTATCGATTTTTTGTTCAATTGCTTTAATTTCCTCAAAGAGGTTTTTCTCTTTGACCTTCCAGAAATCCCTAATCATTCCCTGTAAACAACGACGAGATAGAGTTGCGGAGGCTTTAGGAGATAATTCCTGGATGAGACATGCCTCTTTATAGTCGGACAATATAGCTTGGGGAACGTAATCTGGAAAAATCTTAGCTTTACCCTGTGGACGTAATGTCCAAAAGTCGAGTAATTCATACTTGTAGCCGGTTGGCTCAAAGTATCTTCTAAAAAAAGCCGCCTCAACCTGAACTTCCATACAGTCGGGGTTTGGACAGGTAGAAGTCGTTATCTCAACATTCGAAGCCCCCTGAGCTGTTCTTGATATATCGTGCGAAGATGTTTCAATTGTAACCGCCTCTTTTGTGGAAAGATGATTACAGAACGGACAAAGCCAGCTTGCCATAATTTTCCCTATCGCGAGTGTGTATTCACCATACAATAAACAAAAAAAACACTTAATACACTGCTCTTTGAGATAGTGCTGCAATTCCGCGATTTCCTTTCAAGCTATTTCTATTCGCTCTGTACTGGCGAAATAAACACGTCGAGCGGCGTCAGTAAGGATGATGAACTTCAGAACCTCGCCGAACCACTCATGCATCTGCTGCTCCATTCTGGCCTTCTGCCAACCACCGGCTCGCATAGCAACTTCCTCTGCCTGTCCGAGTACATGCCGCCCTTTCTTCTCAAAGGCTGAGGATGCCCACATAAAGCGCACATCAGCATCTATCAGGTGGGAATGGTCAGGGTTATACAGACTCTCGGCATCACTCAGGATTTGACTATGCATCCACTCATAGACTTCATTTGCTGGGACAAGGCCGATGTATGGCATCAGTTGATGTGACTCTATGAACTGTAGGGGTGGGAATGGCCGTCTATCATGACCCTCATTCTGCGCGGGCGTTGCCATGAATTCCTCCCATTAAAAAACCCGCCATAGCGGGTTTAGTTAAGTGGCCATAGTAATCGGCGGTTTGTTGTCTCCCACTATCAGCGATAGCGGAAGATGGTAAAACCTGTATTGGGGACCCAGAAAATGAGCTCAGCGGCATCAGTTTCTACTGGAATCTCCCAAGGCTTCAAATGGTAGAAATCTGTTTTCCCAGCCATTGGTGTCTCCTTGCAAAATATAGATGGAGAGTTTATCCATCCTCACACTTATTTAGTTTGCGAGGCATAGATATGGCTGAAACACTAAAAAAAGGCACTTTCCTGGCTGACTCGACTAAGTCGAACAGTATTTTTGGCGCGATTTTATTTGCTTATCTTTTCCCGTTGGCCTCTGCCATCTGCAGATAAACCGGCGCAGAGCCGTTAGGTAACCTTTTGCTTACCTCTCGGTAGTGCGCCACCCGCTCGCGGAAGTATTCGCGCAGATGCTCAGGTTGTTCTCGCTCTACCTGCTCAGCTATCACCGGCTGGTTCATGCGCTCTTTGTACGCTACGCCTGACGCTGCAAGGTCTACGTTCACCTTGTCCATGTCTTCTTTTGGCAGATTGCCGAGATTATATGACATGGTAATCCTCATGTTAGTTGTGAGGGTTATACATTCTCAGATATTAGTTTCATTACTCATATTGCTGCAAATGTCACAGTAGTGAAGTTGAAATGTCAAAGTGGGGGGATGTTGTTTGGGTTATCAAGGTAGACAACATCGTCCGGTTGCACGGGCTTCCATTTGGTCGCGCCAACTCAGTATTGTCCGCCTGTACGTCTAAGCGGCGGAGTAAAGGTGTCGCACGATTTCCCCCCTAAGTCTTAATCAGTTCTACCGCTGGCAATTAGACCAGTATCAGCTATGTGCAAAAAGCACCAGTTCCCGACTGAAGTTCAAAAATTGGGTCAAAATTATCCCTCCATTCTTTGATAAAGACGGTATTGATTTTCCACGTTTTTATCTTTATTTCAAGATTAGTTTTTAGTTCTTATGAGACTGAGTTAACCATTCCTGTTGACCATAACGAAGTAAAGATGAACGCCATTGGTTAAGAGTCGTTACCTGCCCAGAGCATACTGATAAAACTGTTTGCAGTGCCAACGTATAGCTGACTGCATCGCCCCAGGTGTTTCCTTGCAGCGTTGGTTGCTCACATGGGGTGAATACTGACTCAGGGGGTAACAGCACTACCGGTTGCGGTGCCGGTGGCAACGTTTTGCTGCAGGAGGTCAATAACAGCGGCAGGCATAGGACTATTCCCACATTTGTCGTTTTTAAGTGCTTCACGTAATGCCCTCTGGTAGCGTTCACCCTGCTGGCGCAGTTGCTGCTCTCTTTGCTGTTGTTCTGCTGCTAAGGCTCTGTTCTTCCGGTCTTGTTCTTGCAGGGTTGAGATTAGTCCTGACTGCTGCGCCAGCGTTTTTTCCTGTTCTTTAACCTGCTCACCAGCCTTTACTGCGCTACCGTGGAAGTGAAATGCCAACCATGCCAGTAAAATGAAAATGAGCAGTAAAACAACAGCAGTGGCTGCGGCACCTCGGTTCATTTTTGGCCCCAGTTGCAGATCTCACGCTCAACCTCGCGCCGATTAATCAGTCCCTTCCATACCTTGCCACCAGCTTTATTCCAGCGGCGCATTTCATCACAGGCTCCTGAACTGTCACCAGCATTGAGTTTTTTCAGCAGCGTAGAGGACTCGAAGGCCTTAACACCTACGTTGTAACTGAAACTGATAAGCGCTGCTTTCTGGTATTCACTCGCTGGCACTTTCACTGACCGTTCTACAGAACGGGCAAAAGGCACTAGGTCTTTATCCAGCATGGTTTTGCATTCAGCGGGGGTGTAGATTTTGGTGGGTATGATGTCAGCGCCAGTGTGTCCGTAGCAGACTGTCAGCACGCCGACTACATCACGGTATGGCTTGTACTCCACGCCTTCGAGTGAAGGAATGAGCACTGCTGCAATCGCCATGGCTCCACCAGCAAAGGCTGCGCTGAGTTTTTTCTTTAACGAAGCTATGAGCGCCATCCTTAGTCCTCCGCTGGCGGTGGTGTGACATATCCAGCTTTAAGGGCCTTCTCATAGGCCTTCGTCTGGCGGCTTTTGAAATAGAAGTTCATCACGGCAGTGATCGCACCGATCACGAAACCGCCCACTACTGCAACCTGATTCCAGTCGAGGTCATGTAGCCATTGCAAAATGCTGCCTCCACACACCAGCGTTGCAGAGGTGCAGTAAGAAATGAATGTAGTGATTTTCTCCGGCATGATTTTCATACCTCCCCCTTCCGGGGCTCTGTCCCGGTACCGGGTAATAAAAGTAAAAATCCCGACATAAGCCGGGATTGATTTATTTTGGTTATGACGGTTGCGAAACCGGAATGTGTTGAGTAGTTACCTGATCGGCGTAACTTTCGAACAAGTAAAATGGATACTTGAATTCCCAGGTATCTCCAGCTGCTGATACAGTCGGAGCTCCTACGCCAGAAAAACAACGCCCTTCGACAGAGATGGCCAGCGAGTATGCAGGTACTGTGTTCAGTACCTCATCGAATTCAGTACCTGGTTCCATTGGCACAGACATGCGGCCAAGGTATTTGTTCAGCAGTACAGCATTTTCAAACTGGCCTGCGACTTCAACCTTAGTAAGAGCCTTAGCTTGCTCTGGGGTCAAAGTAATGTCGTTGTTTTCGCTAATAATCAGATTTGCCATGTGAGGTTCCTTATCATTGACACTGTATCCATATACAGCACATCAACATTATCAATTTAGAAGCCAAGCATCACATGGTGGCCGCTGTCTCAAAGGTCACACAACGCAGAGTAATCACTAAAGAAAATAGGGTTCAGCCGCCAGCCGTAAACGAGTCGGCGATATGGGTGTGCCAGGTGTGTGTCGGATGTTGGCTGGGGCTGAAATGCAAAAAGCCCCGGATATACCGAGGCCATAGAACAAATAAAATTTGTTGGTGTTAATTTCAGGTTAATCCTGGCCAATCAACACAGTAATACTTGGCAGTACATATGCGCCGTCAGAGCTTTCACCTACCGCTTGAATTGATACGGACTGGTTAGGCTCGATGTAAGTATTCCAGGAGTTGCAGGCGGAACCGGGTACGGGTACGAAAGTGCCCGCTGCTAAAACGCGGCCCCCCACTGCTTTAGCCTCAGTCACCCATGCACCTTTATATACCAGCATATGCTTAGCTTCTGATTTACCACCAGGAGCGATAGCCATTAAAAGTGGAACACAAATTCGGCGACGGTAAGGCGCAGGTGGAATGTTGAAAGTGAAACCATTGTCTAAGTAATGAGTTTCTGCAGCTTGCATGTTCATATCTCCTTGTAAATTATTTGAAAGCCGCCTTGTTCTATCGGGCGACAACCAAACCTTACAACGAGAGTGGAGATCATTAACAACGGTCAGGGAAGTGCCATTCCTTACACAACATAGTCATACCTCCCCCTGTCGAGGTTGCTCCCGATCGTCAGGTGGTGAAAATAAAAAAGGCCACCCAGAGGCAGCCTTTGAATTTTGAATTAATTCGAACCGTCTATGATTTCTAATCAATTTTTAGAAGTAAACATCTTACTTTTAATATCTAATCTTTAATTTATCTACGCAGGCTTTAGCTTCTTTCAACACTTTTTTATATTCGATAAGATCACCATCATCATCTTCATATGCTCTACGAACTCGCCAACGAAGAGCTAACATCTTCATATTCCTGTAGAATCTATGATTTTTCTTCCAGCACTCCTGAATATATGGTTCAAAGCATACGTCTAAGAATATTAGAGTCGAGCCATAAACCTTATATAGATACTCCTCATCATAAAGTTTGTGGTGAACTGCATTTGCACACCGTTCCCACTCATTAAAGATAATTTTTAGAGCCTTTGAACCATCACTTTGAGAGTTTTCAGGTTTCCCCCATTCCTCAAGTGGCACATTCCCACGGTCTGCGTAGATACGTAGAACTTCCGACCAAGCCTCAACAACCTTTTCATTACGCTTGTATGCTGCTTCAAAATCTAAGGAGTTTTTTTCTTTTGAGGTTTTCCTCTGCGTTCGAATGCTAAAAACTGCTATTAAAGCGCCAACTGCTGCAGGAAAGAAGGTCGGGCTATTGGCCCAAATGGTTTTGATGAATACCCAAATTGCTTTTATGACTTCAATAATGTCCAACGCTGGTCTCCAGCCCTTTAAAATGAAAAATGGGAGCATAAGCTCCCATTCTATATCATTTACAAAAACTAGAAAGAACGAGTTAGACGTCCCAGTTCTCTTCATCAAAAGTACGTACGAATGCGTTCATATCTCTCATCTCCGTTACTCCGCTAGTAAGTAAACCTACCAACCAAAATCTTTTTGGAGCTTCATAAGCCCATCTAGAGGGGCTCACGTTACCATGATGATTTGGGCTTAACAACCACTTTTCAACATGTGCCATGTGTTGGCGTTGCTCCTTTCTTAAACATCATTATAACACATTATCAATAGATTTTAACGATTGTTGAGCAGCCTTAATCACATCACTAGCTATCATACGAATACTGACGAGCTCACCCTGTACAATGCAGCTTTTAGCTGCATTGTACAGGGTGAGCACTGATCACTCAATACATTGATACGATTTAAGCTACGTGACTGCGTAACCACTCTTATCACAATAGACAGTAAAATTCGTAACGAAAAGCAGAATTTTACGCGACTTCTGCAATTACTGATTTGTGCGTCCAAGCATCCATTTCCAAAGTAGTGCCAGTCATTACTAGGCACCCTTCGATAAAGCTTTCAGCCATCATCAACTTCTGCCTGACACTACCCTCTGAGATTTTCCACCGACGCGCTATCGCCGACTTTGAAACACCGTGACGGTAATGCAGCATAATCACACCAAGTTCCTTCTCGTCCCGTACCTTCTTCAGTCGCCCAACAGCGCCATCGATGATGATTCCATCATTATCGCAACAGGATGGTTTATTCTTGCTTGTGTCTTCCAACAGCCCCTTAAAACCAGCGGCAATCGGTGAGTAATCAACACCACTGTTGTCCTTTGCCCACTGGCCCCAACGCTCTAATACCAACTGGATATCTCTCATATAATTTCCTTGATGATTATCTCGCCGGCATTACCCCCAGCGTTTGGTTACGCGGACATCCCAAACAGCGCAATCCTCAGAGTAGATGGCGTCCATAAGGGCTGTTAGTAGGTTGTCTGCATCTGGTTTCTGCTTATGCGGCTTACCCGCCATCTCAGCGCGTTTCTTCTTGCTCCAGCTATCTGGCATCGGCATGACGAAAGTCACGTGATAGCCGCTCTCAGGCAGCGATATCCGGTTTAATCTCACTTCGTCGCAGAATGCCCGATAGCGGAGAACTGGCGGGCGCTTGGCCCACCGGTCTCTTTGTGTTTGGCGTGGTTTTGGGATTGGTGTGATTAGGTATTCCTTCACGAGATAGCCCCCATACCAACCGAGTAGTCAAAGAACTGCGCGAACAGGTCCGTTTGGCTACCATTTTCCGCTTCCCACGCAGTTGGGTTGTCATGCAGGTTGCGGTGGCAGGTACGGCACAACGGGATTGTCAGGTAGTCACTTGGCTTGGTGCCCATACCGCCAAGACCATGCCCGATAATGTGGTGAGGGTCATCAGAGCGCGCTCCGCAAGCACAGCAAGGCTGAGTCTTTACCCAGCGGGTATATTTGCTGTCCTCAACGCGTATCAGTTTTGGCCTCAGCATGAATGCCTTCGGCGGCTCAGGGTCAACGGTGAAACACTTAACAGCCTGCTTAGCGATGATTTCATTAACCGATGGCATACAGTCCATATCGGACTCTTTGCGGGTGCCCGTAATGACTTTTGGCTCAGGAATGTTGGTGACAGTGCGCGCCACGTCCTCTGGGATCAGATCGAATACGCCTGACAGCATCGCCCACAGCATCAGTTCAGGGATCGTTAACTGCCCATCAGATTTCAGGCGATGCTTGGCTGTTGCCACAATCCAACGAGCGGTATTGCGGGCGGCGATTCTGTCCAGCTTTTCAGAGTTAACACCCTGTTTGTAGCACCCAGGGCAAATGCGAACGGCAGAATGGCCTAAACGCTCAGTGTCCAGAATTGTTGATGGGCGTTCATGTTTCTTGTACTGGCATTTCGTGAACTGAGTAGCCCAGGCTTCAATAGCGTTGATGCCGCCACAAGCGTTCGTAACCCGCTCATGCTGGAAGAATGATTGCAGTCGTGGGTCATTTGCAATTTCATGCTCTACCGCAGGAAGAATGCCCTCTGGCGTATCCTTGAACTCTTTTGGCAACGTTGAAACCATGACACGCCCCGTCATGTGTAGCGCTAGTTCATCATTCACAGGGATCAGGGCAATCCCCATATCACGCTGTAATGCTGCTTTGACAATCGCTCTCATGCCTGTGCTCCTGTCATTGCGTAGGCTCTGGTTAACATTGGACGCCATTTCTGACGTGCTCCAGCCTCTTCAACATCTCCAAAACCGTTCTTGCGAGCCTGCTGCTGAGCGCGTTTTTCTGCGGCGTTTACTGGCATACCTGCATCACGAATTAGGCGGTCGAAGGACTCTTCGAAATCTATTTTTGGAATATCACCAGCAGGCGGATCCTGACGTTGTTGCTCGACGGCATCGGCCATTGCAGCTTTGCGAGTGCGCTGGCTGTTCCAGGTGTTGGCCGCGGCCAGGTAGCCGCTGAAGCGTACCGGGTCAAAAATCATCTTGGCACTGAGCATGTGCCCCATTTCTGGATTGCTCAGCAGCAGGCTTGCACGGTGTTCTGCCACCAACTTCAGTTCTTCCACGGTGTTCCCTTCCGTCAGGCGTTCGGTAATTTCCAAAAGCGTGCTGACACGCTTTGGTGTTTTGCCGTTGATTTTCAGATTCAAAAAATCCAGCACTTCCCCAGCCATGCCCGAAGTGTCCATCGCAGGTTGTTCGCTCTGGGGGGCTATAGGGGGTTTTTCTTTTGGTTCAATGATAGGTTCAAGAGAGTGACTGGTTCTGGTGCCATCAGGTGACATAGGGGGTGTGCTTTCTGACGACATAGGGGGTGCCACCTGCTGACATAGCCCTGTGCTTTTTGACGGCATAGGGCTATGCTTTTTGACGGCACAGGGGGCTATGCTTCCTGCTGACACAGGGGTGTCCAACGTCAGGTAGTAAAGATTCGAGGTATTACCTTTGCCGTTGTTCACGCCCAAACGGTTCTCTTTTGTGATTAAACCCATCTTAATCAGCGCCTCTATGTGCGCCCTCACAGCGCTTTTACTGCACTCGCAGTGGTCAGCGACATGCTGATATGAAGGCCAGCATTCACCCTTATCGTTTGCGTTGTCGGCTATCTTGATCAGCACCAGCTTGCGCAGTGGATTACCCACTTTGATGCTCATAGCCTGCGCCATCAGATTCATGCTCATACTTCGACTCGCTTAAATTTTTCTTTAAATCGCTCAAGTGGCTGCATGCATTCATACGGGTAGCCCTCTCGCATAAAAATCACCTGTTGCGCCGCCCGATCCCAGCGAATGACAGTCACGCGATTACCGTGATCATCAAGGTATGGCCGGTTTAATGGGACGGATTGGCTCATGGTTAACTCGCCATCAGTTCGGATGCATAGCGCTCAGCAATCCACTGAATACCGCGGGGCGTTACCCTGGTCTGCGTAAAGGCGTGACCAGACTGCTCGGCGGTACCAGTTTTGACAGTGAAGTTTCCTGAGTGATGATGGCTGGCATACGGCAACAGATTCCCAGACTGACGGAACAGAACCTTGTCGCGGATAAGAGCGTCGATCATGGCTCTTTCTGGCATGTTGAGAACCTTGGCCGTTGCGCGGAGGCTTTTGGAACCAGCGCTTTCGACGTAGTGATCTACAAAAGCCACTTTCGGGGCATCTTCCTGAACCTTCTGTTGAAGCACAGCTTTTTGTTCAGCGATATCAGCGGCCAGTCGCAAAGCTTCAGGGAGGGTCTGCGGCAATGCCGGGCCCCGTTTCTGTTTCAGAATTTCAAGAACATTGCGGCGGACAGCCTTAGATTCGCGCATACCAACCAATGCAGCCTGATCGTTGGAAATGCGGAGTTGCTCCGACTTTGTTCCGTTCAAATTTTGAACTACGAAAGTTTCGTAGTGGTCACCTTCAAGCTCATCTTTCACACGCAAAACAAAATCGTTGTTACGTACCGGCTTCTCTCCATGAACAGAACGCGCCTTATTGATAATCCCCAGAAGCTCATCAGTGCCGATGAAATCGCCACCAGCCAGAGCAACGTTATTGCCAGGTGCTGGACTGTTTGCCATAATCAGGTTCTGGTTTGTCATATCGACCTTGCTATGGTTGTTTTGATAGTTCATGACATTCCTCTCTTAGTTAGAAAAGTGATGGCCGACCAGTTGCAGCTGTTCGGCTTTTTTTCTTCCCTGATCCCGGCTTCTCGTCCTTTGTACAGCTCCCCAAGACATACCGCCGAGCCATTGAGAGACAGTCGTCATACATCGCACCTTTCTTGCTCGCCTGTGACTTCCGGCGATACAGATCCGCTGCGTGATGCCCCCCCACAACCGCCAATGCCTCACTGAATCCCTCAGCTATCAGTTGCTTCCTGACGTTGTCGTAAACAAAAGTGTCCCAAGCCATTTAGTCCCATCCCAGCGGCTCTGGCCGCATGCGTTCAGCCTTCATTCCAATCTCTGCCAGCGTCTCCATCGAAAAGAGATAGTCACGGCGAACAAGAACCGCGCCAGGCGGAGCTAGCTGGATCCCCAACTCCGTCAACAATCGGCAAAATTGCTCAATTTGGCCGCCCTTTCCCTTCCACCGGCTAAGCGTCGACTCATCTACGCTGATTGCATCCGCCACTGGTTTTTGCCCAACAGACGAAAGGCGATTGAGAATCAAGCCCTCCATTTCAACTGGCTTGAGTTTTGGCAGTTCTGACTTGCGTGCTATTGCATTGTTTTCCATTGATAATTGTCCTTGTTAAGCAGCAGATAACTCCGGCCAAATCTTCTGCCAGTCATCTGGACGAAGATCCTGTCGGGCAACTTTGCCGTTTGTTGCTGTTTCGATCTCAACGCAACGTGCAGGTGAAATTGAGCACCGGCCAGAAGCCATCTGAGATAAATAGGAGCTGGAAACAAACAAACGCTCAGCAAGCTTTTTTGCCTCTCCCCGCTCTAGTTCGTCGATGTATTGCTTTAGTTGCATAGGTCACCTCATAAGTTAATTGAAGTTTATTGAACACTAAACTAAACGTCAAGTATTTGCTTGTTTAGTAACTACTACGCAGAATGGAAAAATGAATACGACAGAGAATCGGCGTGAACGCCTGAAGGCTTGGTTCGCAGATAAGACGCTACCAGCCAATGAAAAAAGCTACCTATCTCAGTTAATGACGGGTAAGGCTTCTTTTGGTGAAAGAGCGGCAAGACGCCTTGAAACAACTTATGGAATGCCTGTGGGGTTTCTTGATGACGTCAGCGACGACCGATTATCACAGCAGGAAAACTCAAATTACCGGATCGAAGTCCTTGACGTACAGGCGAGCGCTGGGCCAGGAGTGATTAATAGCGAAGTGGTTCAGACAATACGTTCGATTGAGTATACCGATGAGCACGCGTCGATGATGTTCGGCGGTAAGCAAGCTTCACAGGTAAAGATGATCACCGTAGATGGTGACAGCATGGCCGGGACTATCGAACTCGGGGATGCGATTTTTGTTGATGTGAGCAAGGACTACTTCAGCGGAGATGGCATCTATGTATTCCTGTACAAAAACCATCTTCATGTGAAAAGACTTCAGATGCTGCCTGATCACCTGCTTGTTCACTCTGATAATGCACAGTACACCGACTGGGCAATCACCGAAGAAAACGAACACAAACTCAAGGTTATAGGTAGGGTGCTATTGAGCCAGTCGCAGGCATTCAAACGTCACGGATAGCTATAGGATGAAACCGATAATATTGAGTAAGCATGTTTCGTTGTGCAGAGCATATCTGGATAAAACTACAGATTCCCTTTATGGGAATTGTGTCTATAATTCCCAAACGGGGAACTTGCTGAGAAGATGGATGTCAGAGGATTAGACAAAATTCACGATTTCTGCAGAAAACATAACCAAGCTAAAGGCCCCCTTACAGCTTGGAAAGATGAGGTTAATCGTGCTGTGTGGAAAACATCACAAGATATCAAACGCAGATACGCGTCAGCCGACTTCATAGCAGATAATAAAGTGATTTTTAACATAAAAGGCAATGATTACCGCTTGGTTGTTCAAGTCGTTTACATCGCTGGAGTTGTAATCATTGAACGTATTGGGACACATGCCGAGTATGATAAGTGGAGGTTATGATGGCTCAGATTAGTTGGAAAATATTTAAAGACCATAACGACTACACTCGTGGCATGGATCGGTTCTTACAGCTTGCCAATAGTGATCTTACACCAGGCACTGACGATTATGATGAGTTCGAAATGTTGAACCTTCTGATTGGTCATTATGAGAATAAGAATTATTCAATTGAAACTCCTGATCCCATTGAAGCGATTAAATTCAGAATGGACCAACAGGGCTTGTCTCAAGCAGATATGACGCAATTCATTGGCCCTGCATCAAAAGTTTCGGAGGTTCTTAACAGAAAAAGACCACTTAGCCTTTCAATGATAAGGCGTATCCATGACGGTCTTGGAATCCCGGCCGATATCTTGATCCAAGATATGAGCGCCATAGAATGGAATTTGGTCGATGTGGTTGAAAAAGAAGTTAATGTTACAGGTAAATTATTGCAATTCTGCACTGCGATTATGACACCAGGATTCGATCGTGTTTTCCCTGAACATTTTGTGGCTGCAGCGTCGCTAAGTATGTCTCCCCAACAAAAAAGAAACACAGACCCAAGACGAGGAGAGACAGGTATGTTTAAACAGCTTACTGAACTGGGTGGGTACTTTACAGCACCAGTTTATGAATTATCTGAAGAATTACAAATTGACAGGGATTTTTCATTAATATCATGAAAATAGAACTTATTGGTAAAAAAGTCGCATCACTTACTCTCCAGCCATTGGAAGGCGAGTCGTCTAAAAAGACAATGACTGCTAAGGTTACCTTAAACAATGAGCTTTATTCTAATGTTAAAGATCCAAAGGTATTTAGGGTTAGATATCACGCACTTGTAACCATTGAGTCAAGACTACAGATCGAACTCACATATGACTTTGATTTTAAATCAGAGGAAGATTTTTTAGAGGAAGTTGCTAAATCTGATGAGGTCAGAACGTCAGTGCCTTCTATGGCGTATCCTTATATTAAAGGGTATGCAGAACAGCTGATTAGCATGTCTGGACTTGGCAACTATAATTTGCCATATTTCGACTTTTTCAGTGAACCTCTGGAACCCAATAAGAAATGATAAACCCTGCTACCCGGCCTCAGAGCCGGGTTTTTTATGACTAAAACCCTTCATCTAACTGCTCTATCGCCAGCTTAGTTGGTAAATTCAACTCCCTGGTTTCTTCCATGATCTGCCAGTGGATTTGATTAAGCTGGTATGCCACCTGTGCGCGGCATATCTCGTCGCCATTCTGCTCCAACATCAAACAAGACTATCCCACTATCCCGCACGCCTCGTCCTAAACCAGATCTGAATCTGGGTCTGCCATAGTCGTCTTCGTACAATTTCCACTCGAAACACCCGCAGGGGCCACCAAACCATCCCCTGCAAGTAAATTCAAAAAAACTAAATTCTCTAAACACTCAATAAGTTAACGATAAACTGCAAGTTTATGTTTAGTGTTTACTTGACGATAAAGTTTATTATTTATTAAACTCATTTCATCGACAGCAACAACGTCACCCCAAACCACCGGGACGCTCTTTAACAATCAGAACCGCATGACAGGCTAACCGCCGCGCCCTGGCAAAACGAAATAGCGCCGGTACGGATACCAGGCAGGTAGGCGAATCGCTTGAGGGCGATAGCTTACGTAGAGGATTACGCAGTGGGAGGCTGACAGGTCATGCAGTGAACTTATAAAGCGTCCTCTGGGGCGCTTCATTAAGACCACTACAGCGGAGAGTTACACGATGGCACACGCAGACGTAGCACAGCAGATCGCGCAATTCAAAAAGGTAGCACCGGCTATCGTCGGGAACGTAAAAACACGCATTACAAACGACATGGCAGCCGAAAAAATCATGCAAGTCATTCAAGACGAAATTCTGAGTTTCTTCACGAAGCAACAGCAGATGACTGTTGAATACGTGACTTTCAACGAAGACCAACGCGCCAACTTTGCCGCACTAATGTACACCCTGCTTGAGCCGTTAGCGGGTGCATTTAAAGGAACAGTAAACCCTAAATACGCGGCCTATGTAGCCGCCACAGGGAAAACTGGCGCACGTAATTTCATAGTAAACGCATAGCACCCACCGCGCCCTACGGGGCGCACCGAGGCAATCATGTCCCTGAAACTTCAAAATGACCAGGCCCTGCTTCAGTTCTGGTCGCTGGTAAACCTGCACGCCCTCTTCCCTGAATGGGAAATTAACATCGACGCGGACAATGGCACTGTAGCCCTTGAATATGACGATCTTCCCCAGTTCGAAGGCTGGGATCCTCACTTACAGGTGAATTAATCATGAGCTTAAACGGATGGAAGGCGCTGACATACAGCGTCGTTATCGGCCTGTTTCTGTGGGCCACTACCATTGCAGGCTGTGTCTACATCGCCGGGTAATACCGGCGTCTCACTTATCTGGTGGCGTATCGTTCCGGTTCTAATTTTAACCCACACAGTATAAATCCCCGGTTCGGTGCGCCACCAGGTGCGTGAGTCATCACGAACCTGCTCAGTACCACTTCCCTTGTCATCCTTTGCCCCGCTCGCCGGGGCTCTTTTTTACATCAATAAAGGTGCTGCCCACAGCTCCAGAGTGCTGGAACCGTAGGGAAACCGAGCGCGTGCATCAACTCAGGCAGTGCCTTTACCCATGTAAATTTCATTGAGAGGACATGTCATGCATACCATTGCCCAGATCACCTGTGAGCACTGCCAAAAACAGCGCGAAAGAACCGAGTGTAATTTCGTGACCGTTCAGCGTTGGGAAGGTGGTAGATATAAAAACGTGAGCATTCTGGTGTGTACAGACACCTGCTCCAGTTTCTACGTCACCCGTAACAACATTAAAACCCTGCAGCGCCGCCTTCACACAATGCAACGGAGGTCAGCATGGTGAGCCTAAACGCACGTATTCAGCATAAACACGACCTCACAGGGGGCGATTTCGCCCCTAAACGTCACCACGGTAAACACCTCTTCTACCTGCTCATTTTTACCTTGTTCCTGCTCACTGCTGGCGCTGTCTGGAGTTAATCATGGTAATAAAAATCAAGCGCTACAACCCTGATTTCTCTCTGAGTATTTCCCATGAACTTGCTTATATGCGTGAAACCCCGGAGGGCGGCTACGTGGCACACGGCGACTATGCAACTTTGTTTTCTGAGCTGGAGTTGGTGAAGGCTGATCGCGATGCGCAGCAGAAACGAGCCGATGCGCTGGCTGTGGAGAATGCGGCGCTGAAGGAAATGAACAGCAGCTTGTGCTCTGAGCTACAGGAGTATGAAAGTGATAACGACGATTTCGGCCCAGCACCGCAGTCGGTTGTTAACTGCTTCGCGCTGCTAACGCCAAACACTGACGCCGCCCTTGCCGCTATCGAAGCGCGGGGAGTTGAGAGTCTTGCCGCTTATCTGTGGAAACGCAGCAATGAACTTGTTGCTGAAGGCGGAAAAAAATCAGAAGTCATCAATATTCGTGTCTCAGCAAAAATGGCTGAAATGTTCTCTGCCGAGCTGCGGGAGGCCAAATGAAAGAGCGCCCAGTGATTTTCAACGGTGAAATGGTTCGGGCCCTTCTCGAAGGTCGAAAGACGCAGACGCGCCGGGTTATCGCCAATGTAGGCGCTGATAACTGCATTCCGCTGCAAAAGCAAACCAAAACTAAAGACGGGATTTATACGCACGTCATGGATGCACCAATGTATGGGTTATGCCCATTCGGACAGGTAGGCGATCGGCTGTGGGTGCGGGAAACGTGGCAAGGCCCGTTGGTCGATGAAGAGCGTTTCGAAGATTACCGAGCCAATGCCGACAAGTTTCAAACCCCGGAATTTTGCGAGTACGCCGCCGATGGTGGTGCACGCCCTGAGTTTTGTGATTTGGACGACAACGTCCGCCAAGGCTGGCGCCCATCAATCCACATGCCGCGCTGGGCCTCACGTCTCACGCTGGAAATCACCGCCGTACGTGTCGAGCGGTTGCAGGACATCAGCGAGGCAGATGCTATCGCCGAGGGTGGCACCAAGCATTTCAACATTGATTGGTTCGGGCCGCTGTGGGCTTCCATCTACGGGGAGGAAAGCTGGAACGCTAACCCTTGGGTCTGGGTAATCGAGTTTCGTCGCGTGGGAGGTAGTGATGCCAGCAAATGAAACCAACCTCAACGGCAAAAGCATTCTCGACATGTGCTGCGGCTCCCGGATGTTCTGGTTCGACCGCACAGATCCGCGTGTTGTGTTCGGTGACATCCGCGACGAATCTTATGTGCTTTGTGATGGACGCCCTTTGCGTATCAAACCCGATGTGCTGCTGGACTTCCGCGCACTGCCATTCGATGACGAGCAGTTTAGTCTGGTTGTGTTCGATCCTCCGCACCTTAAGTTTGCCGGTGAAACCAGCTGGCTCCGAGCCAAGTATGGCGCACTCAACCGAGATACATGGCGCGATGATCTGGCCAAAGGTTTCAGCGAAGCATTCCGGGTACTTAAGCCAATGGGAACGCTGATTTTTAAGTGGAACGAAACGCAGATTAAAACCAGTGAAATTCTCGCACTGACTGACCAGAAACCTACGTTCGGGCATCCGTCAGGAAAGCGAGCTAACACTCACTGGATCGCGTTCTTCAAAGACTCCGTGGAGGCCCAGCATGGCTAAGCTGACTAAAGCGCAACGCTCAGTATTGAGGGAAAAGTTCGGCGGCAGGTGCGCGTACTGCGGTTGCGTGCTGCCAGAGAAAGGATGGCATGCCGACCACGTCGAACCTGTTATGCGTGAATCAGAGCAGGACATGGCGGCAGCGGCTAAAGGCCAGTTCAAGCTGAAGGTCACTGGCAAGGTCTTGCACGAAAACCGAGACTGCATAGAGAACCTCAACCCAGCATGCGCACCGTGCAATCTGTTCAAAACGACATTCAGCCTCGAGACGTTCCGTGAGCAGATAGCGACACAAGCAGAACGAGCGCGTCAGTACAGCGTCAATTTCCGTACCGCTGAACGCTTCGGGCTAGTTGAAGTGAAGGAGGCTCCAGTTGTTTTTTGGTTTGAACGGGCCGAATCCCTGGAGAAAGCATCATGAGCAATGAAGATCTAATCGCGGCTGCGGTGGAGTTGGCCGGTAAGTTTTACTCCGCGCAGGGATATATCCATCGTCCAGGATTCAAGTATTACGAATCACCTCACCCGGCAGAAAAATTGGTGTGGGAAATGGCGTGTGATGCATTCGAATTTATTCGTGGTAGCGATGTGCGTGATGCGTTGGCAGAAATTGAGGATTACGAGTGATGGACAATAAGCTGAGCGAACTGAGCAAGCCTGTTGCGTGGTTTCTAGGAACCAAAGAATGCAAAAACTTAACAACCAGCGAAGAGTACGCTAATTGGTACGTTGAGAAGATGAGCACAGCATCCCCGCTCTACTCGCAAGAGTACGTATCCGCCCTGCTGGCAGAGCTGGAGGCCGCTATGAAGCAAAATCAGGAATTAGCGAGGCAGTGTGGGAGATTGGGAGCCAGAGCAGCAATAGCTGAGCGTAAGCTGGCAACGCCGTTGCAGTTGACTGATGAGCGGACACTATGGGCGGGTGAAGATGATTATGACACCGGCCATGTTAAAGGCTGGAATGCCAACCGCATTGAACAAGCCGCACTGCTGAAAAAACAGGGCTTCACCGTAGAGGGGGATGAGTAACTATGGAATTATCAGAGCAGATTGCAATAGCAGCCATCAAGGCGGCAAGCGATATCACCGTTGCGAAAATTAACGCCAAGGGCAACAAGTTCGATGGTTACACAAGGCCTATGAACTGGTTCAAGCAGTCTCTTGCTGAAGTCGTTGAAGCGATGGAAAAAGAAATGAAGGTGAAACCATGACACAGACACTAACGACTGAGAGATTGAAAGAGTTAGCCGATCCGAACATGATTTGTAAGTGCAGCTGGGATGAATACAAATCAATGGCCCGCGAACTCCTAGCTAACCGGGAGTCGCAGCCTGTGGGGTTCTATACCACTGTATCTGGCCGAGGAGGTGTGGTTTGGCATAACGGTGCGCCTGCAGATGACACCGCCATTTACACCGCCTCGCCAGCGCCAGCAGTGCCGAAGGATATACCGGAGAGTGTGTATTCGATCCTTAGTTCGGCATGTGGGGATTCCGCATGTTTGGTGGCAGATGAATTATGGAACGCCTGCCGCGCCGCAATGCTTGCAACAGCACCAGAGGGTGGGAATTGACTCCCGTTCACGCTTAATTATACTGTATGTATACACAGTATTTTTAAAGGTGAATATCATGGGTTCAAAGGATATCGGCTTTGACGTCGTCTACAGAGGCGAAACAATCACTTATATCAGAGAAGGCCGCTGGGTTTTCTTCCAGCGACTCAAGGAGTATGGCGGCGGCTACTGGCTCGGACGAACCTATCACGATGCGTTCATATTCGGATTAGAGCGGCCTACGTCGCTGTTTGAAGGTATCCAGTTCATTTTAGCGATGGAAATGGCCGAGAGTAGCTTTACTGTATTTGATGACGATTTCAAACTGACTTAAGAAGGAAACTACACGTTGCTCTTAATGCCTGACGACAACGAAATACTCGCACGGCTCAGCGCTACCGGATCCACCCCTGATTCGGTTGCAAACCTCCTCCGCTGCGCCGGTTACAAAGGCATGACCGGCATAGCCATCCGCAGACGATTACAGAAGCTGGAAAAAGAAAAAGCTGTTCAACGCGTTCGCCGCCCAGACATCAAAAAAATCTGCTGGGCACCAACCACAAAATAACCTTCCCCACTGGTAAAAATGAAACCTCGAATTCCGCAACGAATCAGCATCAAAGCTGAGGGGGTTCTGTGCGCCTTCAGAGCTGGTAAGAAGATACCAGCACGAACCTATCAGCATAACCATTTAACGCTTCCAGTGGCCCGCTGCTGGCGATTGCTTTCAAAAGACAATGGTCACTCATGGAAAGTTATGAGTCACGAAAAATACAACGTAGAGATAAAGAAATGAGCGAAAAAACGAATTATGACTTTTTAAAATTCTTGGTGAAAGACACCGGCTATTACGATGTTGTTGGGCACCTGGAAATCCTGCAAAAGGCATTCCCTTGGTCAGAGATTGACATAAAAATCGTCAGACGGCTTCGCAGGCAAATTTCGGAGTCTAACCATGTAGTTTGTGACTCCTACATTGCCAGAAGTCGCCAAAAGGCAATGAGGGTTATATCTGTAGATCCCCGCTACGAGATACACGCAAAAGCACCTTCGGACAAACTCCGGGACAGAATAGCCGATAGCTACCTCACCTATGGGCATGAAACAGAAGCTCGCGCAATACTGCTCGTCCAGCAATTAAATAAGCTTTTAGCCCCAGTAACCCACCAGCGCGCCTACTAACACCGGAGCATCATCATGACATTTGGATATAAAAACTTAGCGCACCAGGCCGCTGAGGCAGAACGCCGTGCCCATTATTCCGACGCGGCCAGCATTTGGCTTAAAGCATATGAGGTAGCACGGGCTGTCGATGTGGTGTGGGTGCAAATTCGCATCGATTTTTGTGTCAACGCGGCATCGCGAAACTGGGGCAGATGACGATGACCTATCAACTTATCTATGCTGACCCTCCGTGGAGTTACGGCAACACGATCAGTAATGGTGCTGCTGATAACCATTACAGCACAATGAACATAACCGATTTAAAACGGCTCCCTGTATGGACCGCCGCAGCACCAGATAGCGTTCTTGCAATGTGGTACACAGGCAATCACAGCCAAGAAGCGATAGCGCTGGCCGAAGCGTGGGGGTTCAGCGTCAGGACGATGAAGGCCTTCACGTGGGTAAAACTGAATCAGCAGGCCGAACTACGGATCAATAAAGCGCTAGAGCAACAAACCATCTTCGACTTTACCGATCTGCTCGACATGCTCAATGCTGAAACCCGGATGAACGGCGGCAATTACACCCGCGCCAACTCTGAGGACGTGCTGATAGCCGTTCGCGGACAAGGCATTGAACGTGCCAGCGCCTCCATTAAGCAAGTGGTGTTCAGTTGCCTTGGTGAGCACAGTCAAAAGCCGTGGGAGGTTCGTCGCCGTCTCGAAATGCTTTATGGCGACGTTTCCAGAATAGAACTGTTCAGCCGGGGCGATGCGCCTGGTTGGGATCATTGGGGGAATGAATGCCCAGTAAACAGCCTGAGCCTGATTCCCTCAGTGTTCAGAAAAACCTTCTCCGTAGCACAGCCCGAGAACTTCTAAACGAATTCGAATCCCCCACCAACAAATCCACCTTTCGACAGCTACTCGACAAACACGCAGTAAAGATAACCCCCTACTGGCCTAAAACTCCACCGGTATGGCTGCGCCTTTGCTGCGAAGTCCATAGGGTTCGTGAAGGGAAATAACAGAGGCATAGATGGATAAATACAGCCTTACAAAGGATGAGGCTTGCGCTTTTCTGGGTGTATCCGCGCCAACACTTACAGCGTGGATTCGCTCAGGGAGGCTATCAGCCACCCGCAAAGATCCAACCAAACCAAAATCTCCTTACCTCATAACCAGAAATGCATGTATTGCCGCACTCAACATTCCGATCCACACTGTTCCGGTGAGCGCGGCTGATACGACAGAGGAAACACCATGTCTATCTTCCGTAGAGGCCAAACCTGGTACGCGAGTTACTCGCAACCGGGCGGCCAGCGTATTAAGGAAAGCCTTGGCACAACGGACAAGCGCCAAGCACAGGAGTTGCACGACAAGCGAAAAGCAGAGCTTTGGAGAATAAATCGTCTGGGAGAAATGCCGGATGTAACTTTCGAGGAAGCCTGCTTGCGCTGGCTAGAGGAAAAAGCAGACAAGAAGTCGATTGACACGGACAAGGTGCTAATCGGCTTCTGGCTGAATTATTTTGAAGGTATGAAATTGAAGAATATCACGGAAGCGAAGATTTATTCGACCGTGAGTAAAATGACAAACCGGGTGCATCATGAGAACTGGCGCAGAAGTGCCGAGGCTCTTGCTAAACAAGGCAAGGAAGCCCCGGAGTTCAAACATAAGCCTGTTTCTGTTGCTACCAAGGCTGCCTATCTGGCGTTTATGAAGTCCCTTCTAAGAGCCGCAGAGCGTGAATGGAAATGGTTAGACCGAGCGCCAATCATCAAAATCCCCCAACCTAAAAACAGGCGGATCAGATGGCTAGAACCTCATGAAGCACAACGGCTGATAGAAGAATGTCCAGAGCCGTTGAAATCGGTTGTTAAATTCGCTTTGGCTACAGGGTTGAGACGCTCCAACATTCTCGACCTTGAGTGGTCACAAATCGACATGCAAAGGAAAGTAACCTGGATACACCCAGAACAAAGCAAATCGACCAGGGCAATTGGCGTTGCCCTGAACGATACAGCTTGCAAGGTTCTTCGTGACCAGATTGGTCGCCACAGCAAATGGGTTTTTGTTCACACAGAACCAAAAACCCGATCTGACGGAACTATTGCACCGGCGATGAGAAAAATGCGCGTTGATTCGAATACAGCCTGGCGGTTGGCGAAAAAACGTGCGGGTATAGAAAACTTCCGATTTCATGACCTGAGACATACATGGGCAAGTTGGTTAATTCAGTCAGGAGTACCATTATCAATTTTGCAGGAAATGGGAGGTTGGGAGTCGATAGAAATGGTGCGTCGGTATGCTCATCTTGCGCCAGATCACTTAACTGAACATTCCCGCCAAATAGATGCAATTTTTGCGGAGTGTGTCCCAATTTTGTCCCACCACGAAAATTTAGACGGGACAAATAACGGCTAA